GGCTAGTTTTGGTGGGCAAATTGATGAAAGCGCTACGGCTTCTGATGAAGTTTCTGGTGCCGTGGACTTCGGGGTGGCTGTTGACGAGTCTGCTACTGGCGCAGACCAAGTTTCTGCGTTGGGGTCGTTCGGTGCTCAAATTGATGAGTCTTCTACGGCGGCAGATGAAGTTAGCGCTAGTACGGATTTTGCTTCCCAAATTGACGAATCTGCAACTGGATCTGATGAAGTAACGGCAAGTGCATCGTTTAATAGCGCTGTAGATGAAGCAGCTACCGGGTCTGATGAAGTTTCTAGTTCTGTTGACTTTGCAGTTCAGGTTGACGAGTCCGCCATAGGTTCCGAAGAAGTATCCAGCGCTGTTGATTTTGCTGTGCAGATTGATGAATCCGCTACAGGATCGGACGAGGTTTTTGCACAAGCTAGTTTTGCTTCTCAGATTGATGAGGCGGCTACTGGTGCTGATGAAGTTTCTACTACCGGCTCTTTCCAACAGTTTATTGAAGAAAGCGCAACTGGGACTGATGAGGTATCCGCAGCGGTTATTTTTGTAGTTGTGGTGGTCGAATTTGCTACTGGATCAAATGAAGTCTCCAGCGCCGTTGACTTTACGGGTTTGATACAGGAGTCTGTTTCCGGCATAGATGAAGCGTCAGCCGGGGTTGACTTTGTCGCCTTGATTCAAGAACTTGGCATAGCCGCTGATAGCCCACTGGCTAGACTTTTGTGGGAGTTGATTAATGACAGCCAATCTGTTACATGGCAAAATGTGCAGAGTGGTGGAGCTACCAACTGGACCAACGTAGATACTTCCGATCCCACGAACTGGCAGAAGATCCCAACGCTTAATTAAGGAGTTAACATGGCGTTAGTAGTCAAAGACAGGGTAAAAGAAACCTCCACGACGACTGGGACGGGGACGTTTACCCTTGCTGGCGCTTCGACTGGGTTTCAGTCCTTTTCCGTTATTGGTGACGGAAACACCACTTACTACACCATAACCGACGGCACCAACTTTGAAGTCGGGATTGGCACCTATACCTCTTCCGGTACCACACTTAGCCGAGATACGATTTTAGAGTCCAGTAACTCTGGCAATGCTGTCAACTGGGGCGCTGGGTCGAAGGATGTTTTTGTAACCTATCCGGCAGAAAGATCCGTTTACACGGACGGTGCAGGAACTGCGATTACACCTGCTACAGCTTCGGTTTTGGGTGTTGCTTTTGGTGGAACAGGCGCAACTACTCTAACTTCCAACAATGTCATTCTCGGTAACGGAACTAGTGCCGTTCAATTTGTTGCTCCGAGCACAAGTGGAAATGTTTTAACTTCTAACGGAACAACATGGACAAGTGCTGCGGCTGCCAGTCTTCCTGCTGGAACAGTAACTTGGTTTGCCGCAAACACTGCGCCGACTGGATACTTAAAAGCCAACGGTGCGACTATTTCAAGAACAACATATGCTGATCTTTTTGCGGCGATTGGGACAACTTTTGGGGCTGGCGACGGAGCTACAACCTTTGGTTTGCCGGACTTGCGAGGGGAGTTTATTCGTGGTTGGGATGACGGTAGAGGAGTCGATAGCGGACGAGCATTTGGATCAGCGCAGTTAGATCAGATGCAGCAAATTACTGGAGCAATTGGAAGCACTATTCGTGGTGCAAACGGCGCTATTTTAGCCAATCAAACTTCATCCGGGGCTTTAAGTTATGGAGGTACTCTGCGTTTAAACTCAGCAGGTAGCTCGTCTCCAGCAACTGCTAACTCTGAAATTTTCTTTAACTCTGCAAACTCGCCAAGCGCTCGTACTGGCTCTGAAACTCGTTCACGAAATGTTGCGTTACTTGCTTGCATAAAGTTCTAAAGGAAAGTTATGAAACAAAAACAAATCGTTCAATTAGACCAAAACGGATATTTTGTTGGTTTAACAGTTGCGGACGAGTCGCCGCTTGAACCCGAAGTATTTTTAATACCCTTTGGAGCGGTTGATGTTGATGCGCCGTCTATACCAGAAGGAAAACTTGCAAAATGGGATGGGGTTTGGGTGTTTGAAAATGCGCCTGTGCCAGAACCAAAACCAATTATAGAAGAACCAAAAATTTCTTATTCTGACTTGCGAAGTGCCGAGTATAGGGAACAGTCCGATCCCTTGTTTTTTAAGGCACAACGAGGCGAGGCAACAATAGAAGAATGGTTGTTAAAAGTACAAGAAATTAAACAAAGGTACCCAAAGGAGTAACAAATGGCCTCAACCTATTCAGCTTTAAAAATTGAACTCATCGGCACCGGGGAGCAATCCGGTCAGTGGGGCGACACAACCAACGTCAATTTAGGTTTTGGCGGTGCGGGTCTTGAACAAGCGATTGTCGGGATGGCTACGCTGGTTACAGGGGATTTTACTGCCAACGTCTACACGCTCCCATACGACAATACAAACACGGTTCAAGACTTCCGAGCTTTGGTGCTCAACATTACTGCAACCCTGTCTGGTGCTGGCGAGGTTATTGTCCCGGCGATTCAAAAGCCATACATTATTTTGAATAACTCTGTCGGTGGCTATGCCGTTACGGTTAAGGTCACGGGGCAGACTGGTGTGTCGGTGCCGAATGGCAAATCGATGTGGGTGTTTAACAATGGTACGAACGTAGTAGAAGTTGTTACACATGCGGGATCTTTGAGTGTTGGTTCTTTAAGTACAAATTCGTTAAGCCTCACCTCTCCATTAGCAATTTCTTCTGGCGGCACAGGGACGGCTTCTACAACTTTTGCTAACTTAACTACAAACGTAACCGGAACTCTTCCGGTTGCTAACGGCGGTACAGGCGCAGCTACTTTAACTTCAAATAACGTTATTCTCGGTAATGGCACTTCAGCCGTTCAGTTTGTTGCCCCCGGAACAGTTGGAAATTTTTTAATTTCTAACGGAACTACGTGGACTAGTGCTGCGGCTGCTAGTGTTCTTGTTGGAACAGTAACTTGGTTTGCCACTAATACTGCACCTACAGGGTATTTAAAAGCCAACGGTGCGGTTGTTTCAAGAACAATATATGCTGATCTTTTTGCGGCAATTGGGACAACTTTTGGGGCTGGAGATGGGTCAACAACCTTTGGTTTGCCGGACTTGCGAGGTGAATTTATCCGTGGTTGGGATGATGGGCGTGGAGTAGACTCTGGTCGTGCGTTTGGTTCTGCTCAACTTGATCAGATGCAGCAAATTACTGGAACAATTGGAACCACTAATCGTAGTGCAAACGGCGCTATTTTAGCCAATCAAACTTCATCCGGGGCTTTAAGTTATGGAGGTAGTCAGCTTTTAAACTCAGCAGGTAACTCATCTCCAGCAACTGGTAACTCTGAAATTGTACTTGACTCTGCAAACTCACCAAGCGCTCGTACTGGCTCTGAAACTCGTCCACGAAATATAGCGTTGTTAGCGTGTATTAAATTTTAAGGAGTAACAAATGAATCAAAAAACCGTTTGTCAATTAGATTCTGATGATTACTTTATCGGAGTGACCGTAGCAGATGAGTCGCCTCTTGAGCAAGGAATTTTTTTGTTACCTCATGGCTGTGTTGATACTGATCCGCCAGTTGTTTTAGATGGTCAACGTGCTAAATGGAACAATGGTTGGCTGATAGAAGTCATACCAACACCAGAACCAGAACCAATTCCAGAACCAATAGTTACTCCATATACTGATTTTAGGCGTGGTGCATATAACTCAGAATCAGACCCAATATTTTTTAAAGCCCAACGTGGTGAAGCAACTATTGAAGAATGGTTGTTACAAGTACAAGAAATTAAACAAAGATACCCAAAATCATGAAATTAGATTTTGTAGAATATCTTTTTCCAACTCCGGTTGCTGGCTATATGTTAGATGTTGATTTTTCAGATGAAGAATTGACTTTTATACATGGTCAAGAAAGAAAAAAGAATTACTTAAATCAGGTTTCAATTAACAAGTATGTTTTAAATGATTCTAAAATGAGTCGTATTAAAGAAAAACTAATTGAATCTTGTAACAGTTTTGCCTCCCAAGTTTGGCGGGTAAAAAACCCATCGCTTTTTATTACACAGTCGTGGGTAAATTGGACTTTGCCGGGGGAATGTCATCATGAACATACACACAAAAATAGTTTGTATTCTGCTGTTTTGTACATTGATGTCACTCCACAAGATACAATTTATTTTATTAAACCAGTTAAAATTGAATTAGAGCCTGAGTATGAAGAGTTTGTGCCATGCAATGCACATATGTCTACATTTTTTGTTAAGAAAAACCAATTACTAATATTTCCTTCTTGGTTAAAACATGGTGTAAATACAGTAGTGGGAGCTGACAGAACAGAAAGAATTAGTTTATCTTTTAATATTTTTTCAACAAAACTTGGTTCATGTGAAGAATCAACGGAATTAATTTTTCAATTATAAAAATTTAAAATGAACCTTCAAGATTACGTTGCAATTTACAACATAAACAACCCGATTTTGTGCGCTCAAGTTATAAAGGAACTAGAAGAAGATAAATGGGTTAAACATAGCTACTGTGACCCTATTACTGGTAAGCATACAACGCATGCTGATGATTTAGATATATCGTATCAGAATGAAGAAACAACTAACAAAATTCATACTTTTTTTAAACAGTGCGTTAAAGAGTACCTTGCAACGGTAGCTCCTCAACCATTTGCCTTACAAGAACTCACTTATGCACGGTTTAATCGGTACAACGTAGGGACCAACATGAAAATGCATCACGACCATATTCATA